CGCTGAAAGAGCATTTAGTAGAAGAGGACGAAGAAATCTTCGTGATGAAAGACGAAGAATTGTTAGCGGTCTTCGAGGCGGCGGAATTGCTAAAAGAGGCAAAGGGATTGCTTTGAAAAAAGGTGGACATGTTCCTTCTATGGGTAAAGCTACTAGAGGCGGCGGAGCCGCTATTAAATAGTGAATCCTAAATGGATGATTTAATTTTAATTAATAAAATTCAAACAAGACTCAAAGAAAATTTACAATCAATCGGCGATGCCATGATGGCTGGCACAACAGTTGACAATCACGAAAAATATAAGTATTTATTAGGACAGGTACACGGCATACAATTAACATTACAGGAAATCTCTAACCTGCTCAAAACGAAGGAGCAACATGACTCAGGCGGAAACATCGTCGATATTAAAAGAACCCCCAAAGCATAAAGATGCTTTGCAAGATAAATATAACGAAGAATCAAAAAATTTAAAAGAACCTTTACATCCCGACAATATTACAAACGTTGATCAATTACCTGAGCCCTCAGGTTGGAGAATTTTAGTTTTACCTTTTACCCCTAAAGATAAAACTAAGGGTGGAATTATTATTGCACAAGAAACTTTAGAAAAATTAAGAATAGCAACCAATTGTGGTTATGTTTTAAAGATGGGACCCTTATGCTATTCAGAGAAGAAATTTACATCAGGACCCTGGTGTAAAAAAGGAGATTGGATAATCTTTGCTCGCTATGCGGGTTCAAGATTAGCAATAGAAGGTGGAGAAGTTCGACTATTAAACGATGATGAAATTTTAGGAACGATTAAAGATCCTGAAGCTGTTCTTCATCATATTTAACATAGGAAAGGAACTATGCCACAAGAAGAAAAAAAAGGAGATCTAATTGATGTTGGTGAAGAAGAAGGAGCCGAAATTAAATTAGACGAAAACAACGAACCTATAAAAGACGTTGAAGAAAAAAAAGAAGAAGAGAAGATAGAGGTTGAGGAAGTAGCACAGCCAGAAGAAAAAAAAGAAGGTGGAGAAGTTGAGGTTAAAGAAGAGAAAAAAGAAGAGTTAGAAAAATATAGTGAAGGCGTTCAAAAACGTATCGCTAAACTAACTCGTAAAATGCGTGAAGCAGAGCGACAAAAAGAAGAAGCTGTTGTTTACGCTCAATCAGTAAAAAGAGATAAAGAAGATCTAGAAAGTAAATTTTCTAGATTAGATAAATCTTACGTTTCTGAATTTGAAAGCAGGGTTAAGACTAATATGAAAGCCGCTAAACAGGCTTTAAAAACTGCTATTGAATCTCAAGACGTAGAAAGCCAAGTTACTGCACAAGAGCAAATTGCAACTTTAACAATGGATGCCGCAAGACTAAATGCTTTAAAAGTAACTGAAACTGCAAAACCTAAAGATGTTAAGATTACGCCTCAACAATATAGGCCACAGGTAGCTCCTGATCCTAAAGCAGAAGATTGGGCAACCAAAAATACTTGGTTTGGCAACAATTCTGCCATGACTTATACGGCTTTTGATATACATAAAAAGCTTGTAGATGACGAAGGTTTTGATCCTAAATCAAATGAATATTATGATGAGGTGGATAAAAGAATAAGACTTGAATTCCCTCATAAATTTGATAAGATGGAAGGAACTTCTACAGAAAGAGAAAAACCTTCTCAGAATGTAGCATCAGCGAAACGTTCAGCTTTCACAGGACGCAGAAACACTGTCAAACTCACACCCTCACAGGTAGCAATTGCTAAAAGATTAGGGGTGCCACTAGAAGATTATGCAAAACAATTAAAAATCACGGAAGGAGCATAAGCATATGGAAACAGACGATAAAAAAACTTCACGTGCGAGTCAAACTAAAGCTAAAACAGCTAAAAAAGTAGTATGGGCTCCACCCTCAGCTCTCGATGCACCGAATGCGCCGGCTGGTTATCGACATAGATGGATAAGACATGAAGTCATGGGCTTTGATGATACAAAGAATATGGCAGCTATGATAAGATCAGGATACGAGCTCGTAAGAGCTGATGAATATCCGGAAGAAGATTATCCAGTTATGAAGGAAGGCAAATACGCAGGAATGATCGGAGTAGGAGGCCTAGTGCTGGCTAGGATACCAGAGGAAATCGCGAAAGCTCGTCAAACTTATTTTGACAAGCAAAACGAAGCTAAAGAAGAAGCTATTAAACACGATATTCTGAAGGAACAGCACCCAAGTATGCCAATCTCACAAGAAAGGCAGACTCGTGTAACCTTCGGTGGTACAAAGAAAAACTAAATTTTTTAGTAATTCCTAAACCAACGAAATTTTATAAACCGTCCCTTCGGGGACACAAGGAGACATAACTATGGCAAATCAAACAGGCGGATTTGGTCTCAGATCGACTTACGTCTTGGGTAGCACACCAGCTCCTCAAGGACTTTCTGAGTACCCAATCGAAAGCGCGCCAGGTGTAGGTCTTTATCAAAACGACCCGGTCAATTTACAAGGAACGAGTGGTAGCGATGGATATCTACAAGACGCCTCGGCGTCAACCATGGATGATACGGTAGCCGGTGGTAATGCTTGGAAGATTAATCTTTCTACACTACAACCTATGATTGGAGTTCTTAATGGTGCTTTCTATGTAGATAGCACTACAAGTAAACCAACATGGGCGAATTTTGTAGCAGCTAGTCAAGCATTTGGTACTAACTACAATACAGGATCATCTGATGGCGTTGGATTTGTTAACGACTATCCTTTTCAAGAGTACGTGGTAAAATGCGATGCAAGTATTGCAATTGCAAAAATGCTCGGAACTCTTACTTACAATATCAATGACGGAGCAACGGGAACTTCTGGAACAGATGAGTATTCTGGACAATCTATTGTCAAATTAGACATAGGTTCAGAAACTGCAACAGGAAATGCCCAAGCTGCACTCATGATTGTAAGAGTCGCTAACGATCCTTTGAATGCTGATAACACGGCTACAAATTCTAACGTAATAGTTAAATTTGCACCGGGTTCAATCGGCCGTCTCATACTTACATAATAGGAGCATATAGAACATGGCAATATCAAGAGCACAACTAGTTAAAGAACTAGAACCAGGTCTAAATGCACTATTTGGACTTGAGTATAAGCAATACGTAAACGAAGCAGCTGAAATTTTTGAAACTGAAAATTCTGACAGAGCTTTTGAAGAAGAAGTAATGTTAGCAGGTTTCGCTAATGCAACTGTTAAACCTGAAGGTCAGGGCATATCATACGATAGCGCTCAAGAGACTTTCACAGCTCGTTATACAAACGAAACAATCGCACTTGCGTTCGCGATCACTGAAGAAGCGATCGAGGACAATTTGTATGATAGACTTGCAAGCAGATACACAAAAGCTTTAGCAAGATCTATGGCTAATACAAAACAAGTTAAAGGCGCGGCTGTTTTAAATAACGCGTTCAGTACATCCTACGTTGGTGGTGATGGTAAGGCGCTTTGCGCGACTGACCATCCTACTTTAGCAGGGACTTTTTCAAACGAATTAGCTACAGCAGCTGATTTGAATGAAACTAAAATTGCAGCTAGAGGAACGAAATTAGTAATTCCTTCTGCGCTTCAATTTACTGCTGAAAGACTGATGAAGTCTAAAGGTAGAACTGGTACGGCTGATAATGACATCAATGCGATCAATAATATGGGCGCAATACCAGAAGGTTATGTAGTTAATCACTACTTAACTGATACTAGTAAATGGTGGATTAAAACAGATGTACCAAATGGATTGAAACACTTTATGAGAGCTCCATTGAAAACTTCAATGGAAGGTGACTTCGATACTGGTAATGTAAGATACAAAGCTAGAGAGAGATACGTTTTCGGATTCTCTGACCCTAGAGGTATCTTCGGATCAGATATATAATAAATAAATAATTAGGGGCGGATCACAATTCCGCCCCTTTTTTTATGCAAGGTGTAAAAATGAAGAAATTCCTCGTACAAATTTGGGCTTATAATTATCATGCTAAATTTGAAATTTTAGCAAAAGATACTCGTGAATCTATTGAACATTCAATCCTTGACAAACTGGGAGAAAAGAGTGTAAAATGGGACTATCTCGGAAAAGGAGCTGTAGATCCCCGAGTTAAACGCATAACCTACGAGGAGGTTAGTGATGACCCAAGACCTATACAATACGAAGAAGTACTTGGAGTTAGAATGGCAACAAGAACACCTGAAAGACGGGAAGCATAATATCAGGATGATTGAGATTAATAAAAAAATTCAGGATATTATTAAAGAAATTGTTGCTAGAGAGTTTGAAGCAGATACTCTTCAAACAAAAGTAAACGACGCCAAGCCTGAAGTTTCGATAGCCACTTAAGCGCTATCAAAAATCATACATTTACACAGGGATATCTTGCGCTCTACGCAAATTTCATATATATTTTATTCACTATACAATTAATTAATTGGATATCGACGAGTATAGTCGACGGCCTAGAGACGATATCCCATAATCTAGGAGGATTATAAAATGGCAACAACTACGTTTAACGGTCCGGTTAGATCCGAAAAAGGATTTCAACAGGTCAATAAAAACACTTCAACAGGAGCATATACTGCAAGAACTCTGGGAACGAAACCAGATTTAACTAGTCTAACTGCAACAGTAGTCGCAACAAACGCAACATTAACTTATGCGGCTAATGTAATCACAGTCAATGACTTTGACGGAGATGTAGCACAAGCGGTTACTTTACCTGCAGCGACAGTAGGAACTATAGTAGTTCATGCTCAATCAGATGACACCCCTACTGGGACTAATACTCTCAAGTTTACATGTGCAGGAAGTGATGTTTATAGAACGGGTTCAAAAATGGAAAGTAGAGCCACTGGAACAGTTCAAACTATAGATACGTCTGCAGCAAGTGAAACGATATTAACGTATACACCTGCGGCGGCAACAACCAATAGTTTAACTCATGGTTGTTATCTGTATTTTACATGCCATGAAAAAGGCACTTGGAACTTTGCTTATGACTTATCAACAAGCAATCTTTCAGACACAGGTGCGGCTGTTTGGAGTTAATAGATAAATAAAATAATGTGAGCTCCTTCGGGAGCTCACGACTAAGGAGATAAATTATGGCAGGCGGCGGATCATTTACAAGTGACCAAACAACCTTACAAACGGCTACAGTTAGTGCAACAGTATTAAGAGGCGCTCGAACTAGAGTTACATCTATTCAAGGTAGAGGAGAAACAGGTTCTGTTTTACTTTTACATGATGTTGATGATGCAGCAGACGTAGCAGCAGGTAATCTAAAAGCTACTTATAAATGGGAAACAGAAGGCTTAGCAGTCTATGTTCCCGGTTCGGGTATTTTATTTAAAACTGGTGTTTGTGCTACTTTAACTCAAGGTGCTGGTACAGACGGAAGCGTTACACTTACGATTACTGGCGCATAGGAGGGTGAATGGCAACCTCGGGAACTACAGCCTTTAATCCTTCAATTGATGAAATCATTGAAGAAGCGTATGAAAGAACGAATGTACGCGGCACGCGAACGGGCTATCAATTAAGAAGTGCTAGGCGTTCATTAAATATTCTATTGTCCGAATGGGGCAATCGAGGAATTAATCTTTGGAAAGTTAAATTAGGAAGTGTCCCTTTAGTTGAGGGGCAGGCAGAATATAATTATTCTAATGATAGTACAAACTATCCAACTGACATCAGTGATATATTAGAAATTTATGTTAGAAATAACACAACAACTACAGCTCCCGTAGATACTGCTTTAGCTAAAATAGGGAGATCCACTTATTCAGCTTTACCAAATAAAAAAGCAAAAGGAACTCCTTCACAGTATTATTTTCAAAGACAAGCATATGTATATAATGCAGCTGGGACTATAACCGCTTCTCCAAATTTATTTTTATATACAACACCCAGTTCTAGTTTTTCTGGAGCAAGTTATCTTGTTCATTTTTATTATATGGGAAAAATAGAAGATGCAGGTGCTTATACAAATACTTCTGATACAATATTTAGATTTTATCCAGCTTTAACTGCTGGATTAGCTTATTATTTAAGCATGAAATATTCACCCGACCGAACAGCAGATTTAAAATTAATTTATGAAGATGAAATGCTTAGGGCAATGAAAGCAGATGGTGAACAAACATCAATCTATATTACACCACAAACATTTTATGGAGATGGAGTATAATGTCAGGAGTTTTTGCTAGAGGTAAAAGATCAATGTCTATTTCTGATAGATCAGGAATGGCATTTCCCTATAGTGAAATGGTCAAAGAATGGAATGGTTTTTTAGTTCATTATTCAGAGTATGAACCCAAACAACCTCAATTAGATCCACGATTCCATGGAGGAGATCCTCAAGCATTAAGAAATGCAAGACCCCAACCGGCAGCTAAAACAAGTTTAATTATGTTAAGTAATAATCCTTTTGAAACTATTAAATATGGAGGAAGTACTTTTGTAAATGTTTTTTCAATTGATCATCAAAGATCGACTGACGACACAGTAAAATTCAGAGGACCTCCTGTAGTTACAGCTACAGGTTCTGGAGGAGCAGATACAAAAAATTTACAACAGTTTATATCTGTGCCTACATTTGATAATGTAAGTGATATTAGCGCAGCAGCTGGATTTACAATTACAGTTGGAAAGAAAAATTCAGATGGTAGTGTAACTACTACGGCAGGCACTTTAGGTGAGCCGGAAAATTATTTTTATTTTACAAGTACAAGTACATCAACAAATGGTAGTGTCAAAGGAGGCGGCGATTATTGTTCAGCAGGACCTGTAACATTATCCGTCGTAAACGCATAACATGGCATATAGTTTATCAAATTTACAAACCGATATTAGAAATTATACAGAAGTAGGTAGTACTGTTCTTAGTGATACTGTTTTAGAAAGACTTATTAAAAACGCTGAACATACTATTTTTAGAGCCGTTGATGTAGATGATGAAAGATTTTATTCTACTTCAAACTGTATTATTGCAAATAGATATATTAGTATTCCGGCTGATTGTCGGGTAATTAGATATGTTCAATTATTAAATGATAATGTAAGCCCCAACGTTCAAGTTTTTTTAGAGCAAAGAGATACTAGTTTTATGGCCGAATATTATAATACACCTTCGACTGCATCAACTTCTCTTCCTAAATATTGGGCCAATTGGGATGAATCCTATTGGGTGGTTGCACCTACTCCCGATACAGCTTATGAAATTACCATGGCTTTTAATAAAGAGCCTGTCAGTCTTACAGATTCTAGCGTATCTACAACTGGAACTTATATATCTAATAAATATCCTGATTTACTTTTGTACGCATGTCTGGTAAATACATATGGATACTTGAAAGGTCCACAAGATATGTTACAATATTATAAAGCAGCCTATAAAGAAGCTTTAGAATCGTATGCGATCGAGCAAATCGGTCAAAGACGCAGAAGCGAATATGGTGATGGAGTCATTCGCGCGCAAATAATCTCAAAATCTCCATCAAGTTATTAATTATGAAGGAGACAAATAAATGGCAAACCTAATACCTTTTGCATTTCGGGGAGAATTATTCTCGGGAACACATGATTTTTCATCTGGAGGAAATAGTTTTAAATTCGCACTTTACACTGCTAATGACTACACTACAGCAAGTACTGTTTATTCGACATCAAGTGAGCAAAGTTCAGCTGGTGGTACTAATTATGATGCTGGTGGGAAGGCTTTAACAGGAAATGCAGTTGTGGCTTCAACAGCCGTTGCATCTTGTGATTTTAGTGATGTTTCATGGACTGATGCAACAATTACAGCAGCTTATGGAGCAATCTATAATGATACTTCAAGTACAGATAAATTATGTGTGGTTTTAGATTTTAGTGGAAGTAAAAGTTGTACCAATGGTACATTTACAATTTCATTCCCGAGCGCAGCAACAGCGGCGGATGCAATTATAAGCATGGCTTAAGGAGATTAAATGGCTTTAGTAATAAATGACAGAGTAAAAGAAACCAGTACAACTTCCGGGACAGGAACTATAAGTCTGGCCGGAGCAGCAACTGGTTTTGTTACTTTTGTTGCTGGTATTGGAGATACTAATACAACTTATTATGCCATTTTTGAACAAGGAACTGCCAATTGGGAAGTTGGCCTTGGTACTGTAGGAGATGCAACACCCGATACTCTTGCTAGAACTACTGTTATAACTAATTCGTTAGGAAGTACTGCTAAAATTAGTTTTGGGGGCGAGACTGCGGATGTGTTTTGTACTTTACCAGCAAGTAGAGCTGTTTTTGGTAAACAAGAAGGAACAGATTTTACAAACAGTTTATTAGTTGGTCATTCAACAACAGGAACTTTAAGTTCTTCTTTAGCAAATACTGGAGTAGGTATTACAGCTTTAGATGCCATAACATCTGGAGATTATAATACTGTTGTAGGATACGAAGCTGGTGGTGCTATTACTTCAGGTGTAGGCAATACAGCAGTTGGAACAAGTGCTTTAAAAACTGTTAGCACTACACATTATAATGTTGGGGTTGGTGGAAGTGCAGGAAAATTCGTTACTGGAGATTACAATATTTGTTTAGGACAGTTTGCTGGAGATAATATTACATCAGGTGATGGAAACGTAATTATTGGAAATATAAATGCAGATTCAGCAACAGCAAATGCACAATTAAAAATTGCAAGTTACGATGGTTCAACAACGGTCAATTGGATAGCAGGCGCCAGTGATGGAAATTTAGAAGTTACAACTAACTGGAATCCAAGTTTATCTACGACTGGCAAAGCCTTAGTCATGGGGTTTTAATTAATAGGAGGAAAATATGGCAAGTGAAGTACTAAAACGTAAGACGGTTAGAGCAATGACGAACGCTGAAAACACTTTGATTTCGGCAGTAACAGCTGGACACACTTACACAATACTTAATTTATCTATTTGTGAAACAGGTGGGGCAGACGAAATTTTCGATCTCTACCTCGATCCATTAGGTGGTAGTAATGATACCTATATTTATAAAG